GTCTTGGCTGATTTTAAAAATTTTAGCCTTACCCCTAGGGGGGTATGTATCTATTCCTTAGTCTTTAGTCCTTCCTGTCCTAATATCTCTAGTAGCATGGCTTCATAGCTAATTAATAATCCATCTAAAGCTATTAATAACTCTGCTGAGCATTTAAAGCCAAGTTCTTTCAAGTCCTTTGTGCCTGCCTCGTGCTGTTCTATAACCTTATGGAGCTTTGTACGTCTTAGGTGTACTAAGCTATATTCTGTTTGTAAGCTTTCACTCTCGTCCATACTATACAGCTTTTTAATTAGGTCTATTAACTCCATTTCTTTATCCTCTCTTTTATGTTATTTTAGTCCCTATTTTGCCTATAAATATATATATATATATATATTTTAGTAGTAGTAGTAGTAGGCAATGTGGAAAAGTGGAAAACCACTTGAAAGCCTTGTATTTACTAGCTTTATCGTTGTTAATAACTTTGTGTAAAACCTGTGCATAACATGTTGATAACGTGTGAATAACTTTTAACCTTATGTTGATAACTTTGTGGATAACTCTTTTATATTATTTAGAGTTTCCATTTATTCGTTTATTAGCTAACTCTTTTAAATAGTCCTTGTCTATCTCTCCGTTATCAGCTTCTTTATGATGTTTAATGCATAAACATATTAAGTTGTCATCATCTAATAAGCCGTCTACATTATCTCTTAGCTTCTCTATATGGTGTACTTCTAAATTGTTATATGTTGCTATGCCCTTATCTCTACATACTTCGCATAGGTTGCCAGCGTCCTCTCTTATCTGCTTACTCTTCTTAGTCCATGAGTATTTACTTCTCAGCTTATCCTCAGATACTTTATAGCGGTTACTATCCACCCCTACAGTACATTTATAGCTGTAAGGATGGATTTTACCGCATTTGCTACAAGCTTTAAAAGCCATTACTGATTATTAGCCTTATTATACTGAGCTGTACTAATCCCTAGTAAAGTACCTAAGAATAAGTCTAAAGCTGTAATAGTTCCTACTACTTCCTCTCCAAAAGGAAAGCCCCAAATACCACTTAAAGTAAAATATAGAGTAGCTATAGCTGGTAATACAATCTGTGCAATGTACTTAAATACGTTATATACTTTATCATTCTTAAAAATCATGTTTAACTCCTTCCTAGTTAGGTAATCTAAGCTCCTGTCCTGCATAAATAAGATTAGGATTATCGATACCATTTAAATTAGCAATTTCCANCACGCTCTGTAGTAGCGTTATTAGCTTCATTTGGAAGCTTTAAAACCTGTCCAGCATAAATAAGGTTAGGATCAGGAATACCATTTAAATTAGCAATTTCCA